TAATATCCGAGCCTTAGACTTAATGCTGTCTAGGTTACGCCGCAACCCTGCAAACACGTAACTGATCTTGCCATCCTTTGAGCGGATGTACTTCTCACCGACCTCATAGTAATCAGCTAACCAATCTACCGACCGAATGGCGCTCTTGATCTCCTCAAGCGATGACTCATCCAATGAGTTTAAGTGCTCTCTGGCACACAATATCTGACCAGCTTGGCCTGACATACCCCACTGATAACCCTTAATCGCGGTCATCAATGCAAAGGTTCTTGTCTTACCGCTACCACGGCCTCCATAGGCTCCTCGATAGCGAAAGTCTCCACCAAATACAGGGACTAACTTCTCAGGCAGATTAATCGTCGCTGTCTGCATCTGGCGTCACTGGCATAAGCTGTATCATTGTCGGCTTCATAGAGCCGTCTGAGCTACTGTGATCTACCGCAACCTTTGACCCCTCTTTGCGATCAATCATCTTGTGTGCGGTGTTTACATCGCCATCATGCAACGCATCAATTAAGACGCTGCGTGCCAACATAAAGGGATTAGACTTCAAGACCTCTTTTCGGTCTCTAAACTCCTCATTGTCCTCTTGATAACGGTACAGTGTTGCCTTACCAATGTTAGCGAAATTACACGCCTCTACGTCCGTACAGCCCATGCTAAATGCGCTCTCTAGTTTTGAGAGTACATCTTCAGTCATTACAGTTGGTCGAGACATAGATCACCTAGCCCTGGGGTACTTTGCAGTCCCAAGGTCAGAAAATAAAAAAGGCCGCGTTAGCGACCAAAAGAAGGAGGTTAAGAAAGCGTTTACTGTACTGAAAGAAACCCTATCTTGGGAATATTTAACCATCTATTGGCTGGTAAACCTAAACATATACTAATTTTTTTTATCTTTTTTTTCTTTTGTCTTTTCTTTAGGCTTTTGACCAAATATTGCGTCATAATTTTTATTAAACGCCTCTCGATCACATGGCCTCTGCTCACTGCCCTTACTCATCCCTTAACCCTCGCTTAATTACCGTCTGCAGCGCATCGTCCTTCATCTGGTAGTCAGACACTAGCTGCTTGAATCGTGGAAGCCAGACCTTCTTTGCACGCCACCTACCAACACCTAAGATACGTGACAGCTTGCGTACCGACATGTCTGCGTTACCACTACCACCACAGCTTGTGCATACCACAACCTTGTTGGCTATCTTAGCCTCACCAGTGCCGTTGCACGCCCTACAACGTGAGGAAGAGATCGCATAGTTTAATGCCGCTAACCCTAACCTATTCACAACATCATCTGGCTCTGTGTCCTGCGTAGAATACCGACGAGAACGCGTATATTGCATCGTCAGCGCGTTTAGCTCAGTTCTTGATGAATCATCCAAACAGAACTTGCTAAGAGCATACAGATACGTGTGTCGATCTACACGGCACAAACACGATACAACGTCCCTTGCGCTAATCTTGTCTTTTGCCGTTCCACGTATCACATCAGCCTGAATCTCAGGTGCGCCAGGTGTTAACAACGCAAGAAGCTCACTCACAGTCAACACACATCGTTGGATTTAGCAACGCAATGTCTTCCTCTGACTTTGGAAGTTTTAACACTCGCTCAGTCACCTCGTCCCGTAATGACAGCAGCGCGTTTCTTTTTACATCGCCCTTTGCTGTTGACATAATGTTCCAATACTTTTGTGCCAGATCATCCCAAGAGTTATCAACACAGTCTTGGTAGTCTGCTTGAAAATCAATCATCTTCCACCTCTGCCTTGCGCCTTTTTAGCGCCTCTAAAAATCTAATTGCCGATTCAATATCCTTGTTTGTAAAGTCCTCTTTTGCCGATACAGCAACCGTCTCAGTTGTCATGCCGACCTTATAGTTTTTCATTTTTTTCACCCTCTATCCTGTCAGGGTTAACAATAATTCTACTGTCCTCTCCGTACTCCTCTGACAGCACAACGCAGGTCATCGAGCGCGCCGATCCAAATCCCGAATCCGCGTGCCAGCTATCTGGATTTGCCAAGACCGAAAACACCTCAAAAACCATGCCGCCCTGAGAATGCACTCTTTTGTGATGCAAATGACCAAGCCACCCAAACCGATACTTAGTCCGGCCCCACTCAACAGAAAGTCGTCGCGTCACAGATTCATAAATGCGTTGCGGCGTGATCTTGTCACCGTGATGCAGCACAATAAGATTGTTGCCAAACTCTAAGTGCGTGAACTTTGAATAGTTATCAGGAATAGTCACTCGCGGCTCATCCTCAAAATACATCTTCATCGCCTCGTTTAACCAGAGCGCCGGATCACTGTCATGATTACCGCGCACGTTCAACACCGTCACCTCTTCATGATGCTCAAGAAGGCGCACAACAACGCGCTTTAGCAGATTGACCCCTTCCCTAACGGTTCGCCCATAGCGTCCGTCCGTGTCAAGTGGGGTAGAATTTTTTGTCGTCCCAGCCTCGTTGTTAGCGTGAAAGAAATCACCTAAATTACACAACAAGCCGCGCTTTGATTTAGGGCTTCTCGCCACCAAAGAGTCCACCGCATCCTCAAGTAAGCCGACCGCAATATCAGTGTCGTAATTACCCTCGCCCGTCTCCTTTGAGGAGGCCAGCATCCCTAGGTGATGATCACCGATCATGTAGCAGTTCATCAGGCCATCAAGGGTCTCATCAGGTGCTGTTATGGGTTTATGTAAGCCCTTTAAGTCATCGCGCAGACCTTCTCGGAACTCATCAAGCATCGCATCAATCTGGACTTTATCTTGCTCCTGAATGACCCACTGCAGCTTGATATCGCCATCCGGCCCAAACGCCGTTGACACACGCTTTGCCGTAAAACCCTCCATTGTCTTGTGATTAACATCAACATCTGGTGCTTCTGCACTTTGAGCGGCCTTTTGGCGCAACCTCTTGATCATAATGTCTACTGATCGGCGATTCTTACCTAGCGCATCGGCAGCGCGTCGGTTACTTCCATTGTCAATGACCGCCTGCAGCGTTTTAACCTGGTTATCACCAACACAATACTTTTTTAAATGTTCTAGACTCATCCTGTTACCTCAGTTGTAGCTGATCGGCTCATACGACGAATCAGCTTCCATCTTGCGAAACTCATCACGATAATGTTTTGCAATGTCTTTTCTAAGCTGCTTTGTCGTTGGCATTAGCACGTTCTTTTTTTCTAACAACATTTCCATGTGGCCCTTGCCCAAATAACCCTCTAGCCATTCCGTAAATTCAGTAGGGTTCTCCGTAAAATAACGGTGCTGATAATGCGATAGGCACACAAGGTTATCCAAACTCCACCTGACGCTCTTTGCTCGTCTGCCATAGATATGACAGCACTCCATTCGACCATCGCTTTTACCGCTAAACTCGCAGGTATAATTTGCCTTTTGCCTGACGACCTTACTGCACCAGGTGTCAGCAGCGTCTAGCTTGATCGCCATTACTTCCACCTCGAATGCTTTTGAATGCCACCGCAATGCTCACAAAGAACGTCAGTCAAGTTCGGTTTAACGATGTAAGCGCAGCGGCAATGTTTCTTAAACTTTTCTTTTAAGACCCTATGGATTGTTTTGTACAGCCCACGCAAATGTGTTTTTAGCATGACAAACGGCCAGTATATTTTTGTGAGGTAAAATACTTTGAAGCTAATCACAACTCTATCCCCTGCAGGCGAGGGTCAGTAAGCTGATAACGCACGCCCATCATGGCCTGAAACTGGTGCATAAATTCACTCATCTCTGGGTTAGTCATCAAGGAGGTCACCGGAAGATATTCCATTAATTCGACCTGATCCTCATAGGTCGGAAATGCTGGCGTAATTAACACCGTCTCATCGTTCTGCTCAATTTCTTTGTACTGCGTTAAATCCATCCAGCGTGTATTGAACTTTTCATGTTTCCGCATAATGGGAACGCCCCACTTGAGCTTTGCCATACACTTCACCTGCCCTTGCGTGTACTCTCGACCCTGTTCAGCGCAATCCGAATACCACATGTGCGCTAAACGGTTAATCGCGTGAGAACGCTTTTCTTGCTTGTCTGTGATAGTCACCAGGATGGGCTTATTGCGAGATGTCTCAATGCCGCGAATGGTTTTTGCTAACTCATCTCTTTGATGGTCATTAATAATTCTTACCGGATATCTCAATAAACCAAGATCACTCATCGGGCCACCTTACAAATCTCAATAACTTGCGCGTTACGGTTTTCCCAACTTCTGACGGTATGCTCAGATAGGACACAAAGCGCACCGCTGTCTCTCTCGCAGATATAAGCATCATCACCCATCGAGTTGATTAGCTTGACCCTTGCTATTGCGTCATCAATGCTCAAATTAACCTCCTTTTTAGCCATTTAGCAGAAAAAGCCTCTTCTGGGCTTTCAAATATTGGCGCTCTCCTAGCTGGCTTTCTTCGCGCAATTAAATCCTGTTCGCTAAACTCTTTTTTTCGACTCAAGCGATTTTTGACTGTGTTCAGCGGTATCTTGGTTCGCTCAGAAATCGCCACATAGCTGTAATTGACGTTCAGAACAAAACGATCATCATCACCAACGAACTTTATGTATTTGGTTTCATGCTTCATAGGCCCACCCTCGATCCGTCAGGTTATCGATCACGCTTTTGCCTCTGATCGACTCAGGCTTATTTTGATTTCCAGTGCGTTTGTTTTTCGCTAGCCGATTTGACATCCATTCAGCCTTGCAAGACTTCCAACCAGCATCGATGGTCTCGGTAATCACAAACTTAGGATCAAGGTCTAGCTGACTCACACAGCCCCTCACAGCAAATAAAAATCTTTCAAACGAGTGCTGAGTAAGCGGCGCTTTTAAATTAATTCGGTGATCAATAAATTCTTTGTACTGATCGATTAAGCAATCATCACCAAACTGAGTAAGATCGATCTTCTTGTACAGGTTATTGGTTTGTTTATTTGGTTTGTTTAATGCACTGGGCATAATCTGCCTCGAATGGGAGGCATTATCTGCCTCTAACGAGGAGGCATAATCTGCCTCTAATGAGGTGTCTTGTAACGTATCATGCTGTCTTGTGTTGTCTTCTGCAGTCTCAAGGCGTCCTGGAAAGGTAATTTTGTACGTTATGTGCCCTGAAAAACCTTTCTTCCACTTCACCAACCAACCCTTTTTACACAGCGATGAGGTAACCTTTCCGACACGCACTAAATCTTTTATGTTCGCCCTCTCGCTAATCTGCTCTCTGGTCGGCCAGACTAAATCAGTAATCTTTCCCCGATAAGAAAACAATGCAAACAACACCCTTCTCTCCTGGTCGGTCAATTCTGGATCAGTTAACGCTTCTAAGGGAGCGACAAGAATCTTACTCATCATCAGTTACTGTAAAAAAAGACTGCAAGGAGAGTTCACCTTCAGCAAGTGTGATAAAACGAGGAATGTCTTTTGGCCTTGGCATTCTTTCGCCACGGCGATATGCCGCTGCGCGTCGAGGCTTAATTGACAGTTTTTCTGATGACAAGTTGTCACCGAGTTTTGTGAGGTACTGCTGAAAAGTAATCATTTATGCATCGTACACATTCTGTGTGTGTAATGCAATATTAAATAATTCAAATAAAAAAAATCCACTCGGTCACAAAATCTAACTAACAAAAGACATTACGATTGCAGATTCTACGCTTAACGTGTATATTCTTTGAATTGGGAGATAAATGTGAAAGAACTATCAGGCAAAAGACTTCAGGCAGCCAGAGTAAACGCTGGGCTGTCATTAACTGGTCTGTCTAAAAAAACTAACGGTACAATTTTACCGGCGAGAATATCGAATTATGAGCAAGGGACGCGACAACTTCCGGTTGAGATAGCGATAACTTTTGCTGATGTACTAGGCGTTACGCCTGGGTATTTGCTGGGGCTAGATGACGGCTATTCTAAAAGGCTTGGAAACCTGTCACCCAATCAAAAAAATCTTTTTAAGCTGTTAAACAAAATCAATCTTCAGTCTGAAGATGAATTTCAAAAAGTTGTTTCAATGCTTGAGGCGTATCTTGACTCGAAGTGAGCGCTTCAATAATTTCTACGCATTCAGCCTCATCAAACTTTTGCACAATATCTAATTCCCTTTCCATAAATAAAACTCCCTGTTTAATTATTTTGCAATTCAGTTTTGATTAGACTAACACAAATTGTGCATAAATAAAACCATTAGTAATACTAATTATTATCTAAAAATAAACCCTATTTTTGTTTGCAATTTACACATATAGTGTGTAATCTACAATAAATCGCACACATTTAGTGATGCATTTTTAGCAATAACCAGGGGAATAAATATGAATCATTTTGGCTATCCAGACAATCCTAATCGCGTTAATTCACCAGATGACGACTACGTTTTTGAGCAAGACATGCAACCGTCAATCGATGAGATCGTCAATACCCTAAAAGACCCTATCATATTGTGGGAAGCAATGAGCGTTGACGGATTTACTGGGCCGTTTACTGGGCCAGTTGTTGGAATCTTTGAGCATAAACAAAACGCTATCGCCCAAGAGAATTTAGAAAGCGCATTAGTCCAGGCTGTTGCAGAAAAAGATTTTAACGCATTAGGTGAGCTTGTATTTGATCAGTTAACTACCTATGCCGAACGAATTATTGAGCATAGGAGTTAAGCATGGATATTTTAAAAATGTTTGATCAGTTTATGGAAGAAGAGCAAAAGGATGTGACAAATATAACTGCTTTTTTATTAGGCGAAACCGACCGGCTTAACCGCAAAAAGTTTAAACGAAATATGCACAGGGATTATGCGCGAGGTTTTTCGTCACGACACGTTCTGGAGGGAATGTTAAATAAGGGGAAACTGCAATGAAAAATTCAATTCCTGAAAATGTAAAAACTGTTTTGAAAGACATCGGGGAAACTCAAAATAGTGCCACCTGGGACTGCCACGGCACTGTCGTTATATTACATAAAGCGCTTGAGAAAGTTGCCGCGCATAAGGACATTACCTTTGACGCCCCTGTAGTAATTGAAAGCAACCTGGAAAAGAAGATGGTAGTGATTTTAGTTACTGGTAGATTTGGCGATAAAGTTGAATGGAGTTTTGGTGAAGCCGCGCCTTACAACCTAAAGAATAGTTATCCTTTTGCAATGGCTGAGAAAAGAGCTAAAGATCGAGTGATCTTAAAGCTAGTCGGATTGCATGGTGATGCTTACAGCGAGGAAGAGGCTGATGAATTTAAAGAATCTAAACCTATTGACGCAACGGTTTTGCCCGTTTCTGAGCATATTAAAAACATTTGGGACTCAGCCATAGCCGACGAGGACGCATTGAGCTTAGGTGCGCTTTGCGCGGCTGTGAGTGAGGAGCAAGAAACCTGGCTAAACAATAGCTTTCCTACCGGCAAGATTTCAGCAAACAAAGCAATGGTTAAAAAGCTATGCGCCCAAAGCGTGTCTGATTGGGCAAATCTTTCAGGTGACGTTTCAGCAATGATTAAAGTGGAAGATGCGCCAGGATTGCTTCAAGCAACTAGTGAGCTGCAAAAGCATGAAAAGCACCATTTGGCTCGACTTATTAATGAGCAAGAAGTTAAAAAGCTAGCCGATTTACTAAGCAGCTTGGAGGCAGCATGAGCAAGATGGGAAGTTACCTGCTAGATCAGGAAGAAAAAGGAACTATGGCGCATGATGAAAAGAAACACCATATACATCTTTCTGAATTAAGTGCAATTGCAGAGGTAGAGCTTGCGGAGTTACGCGGCGCAGAGGTTTTTTGTGATTTATTCACTGCTGGCCCAAACGCCTGTTTTGACGCAGATTTATTTTTTAACAAATGTAGACAAATAAGAGGAAAAGTAGCATGAGCGTTAACGTAATGGTTTTTGCCGGTAATGTCGGCAGTGATATGGAAGTTAGGGTTACTCCAAACGGCAAATCAATTGGTAGATTTAAAGTGGCAGTAAATTCTGGGTGGGGCGATAACAAAAAGACAGCTTGGGTCACTTGTAAAATGTTCAATGAACGAGCCGACAATATAGCCCCTTATATCAAAAAGGGCATGCTTGTAACGGTAAGCGGTGAATTATCGGTTGACGAGTGGGAAAAGGACGGCGTTAAAAATAAGAGCGTCTGCTGCATTGTCAATGATTTACAGCTTCCCTCACAGAAACAACCAAATCAACAGCCGCAAGTTCAAGCTACTAGCGAAATGAGCCTTGAGGAATTAGATGAGGACGTACCGTTCTAGAACCCCTACCGGCTTGGCGCACCGGAACCAACGCGCCACTTTTACGGGAGTGAATTATGGAATATTTTATGGCGCTTTTTTTAGTAGCATTTTTAGTAGCAACGCTTATTGATTGTTATGACACTTTGAGAGGTAAAAAATGAAATCACAACGTAATCAAATTTTAAATTATCTAGAGTCGGGTCAGTCGTTAACGAGCAGAGAGGCACAAGATTTATTTGGGTGTGATCGGCTCTCAGCACGCGTACACGAGCTAATTGGGCTTGGTCATAAAGTTGAGTCCCGACGAAAGCAAGTGCCAACACGACATGGCAAGACGCACATTGCAGAGTATTCTTTAAGGAGTGTTGATGCTGCTTAATAAAACAAAATTTGCTAATGATCACGGGGTAAAAGCCTCGACGGTACAGGGTTGGATGCAGCGCCATTGGACAAAGGGCGTTCATTATTATGTAATTGGTCGCACAACAATGATCGACACAGAGGAATTTGAGCGATGGATAAGAAGTTCCCCACAGGAATCAGACCTCGCGGAAATGGGCTACAAATCAGAATCTGGCAGCAAGGCAAGCTCGTCTACCAAGAGATCGTTACGGCCAACTCCAACAATGCGGCTGACGTTAAGCGCGTAAAAAAATACCGAGACGATTTAGAGGTTAAGTTTCGGCTTGGCCTGGCGTTTGAGGAAGAAGAGTACCCTACCCACCTGCAATCTTTTCACAGCATGGCGCAAGAGTACCTAGAGACTCATCAAGGCAAGCACTCTACAAAATTAGGCTACCTCAATATACTTAACAAGTATTGGATACCACTGTTTGGCAAAAAACCCTGCGCCTCTATTACCACCCGTGAGATTAAGCTGGCTCTAAGTCGTATAGATGCGTCCAGTAAGACTCGTGACAACGCGCTTGGGCCATTGCGTGGCGTTCTTGACTATGCCGAGGTGTTTCCTAATCCAGCAGCAATTATTAAGACTAAAAAAGCACAAACTAAGCCAATAGAACGCTATACGCCAGTTGAGCGTGACAAGATAATGTCGTGCCTAACGGATGATGTTTATGTTTACTTTGCTCTACTGTTTGGGTGTGGCTTTCGCCCTGGGGAGATTAAAGGACTGCTTAGAAATGACTTTGATGGCGAACACTGGCACGTTCACCAGCAGATAGTGAGAGGAAGGTTAATTGAATCAACTAAGACAGGTCACCGCAGAAAGGTCTATGTGCCGCTATGGGTGAGAAAGGCCATGAAAATGATGCCTATGAGGATTGATAGCCCTTATTTCTTTGTTAATGAAAATGGTAGTTTTTATAAGGATACTAGGCGATTTAATCGAGCCTGGGAAAAGGCTCATAAACGAAAACAAATTCATTACCGAATACCTTATACCTGCAGACACACAAGAGCCGCCGAGTTATTATCAAAAGGCGTGTTACCACCTTTAGCTGCAAAACAGCTAGGTCATTCTACTGCCGTGTTTTTACGAACCTACGCCGAGTGGATAGACGAGTACGCATCCGACAAGGATTTTTCGCAGTTTGAACCGCTACCAGGAACCGAGCATAAACCCCTACGTGGTCGGTGAAATGGTCGGTGGATATGCGGTTAATGTCGCTGAGTGTAGGTTTAGAAAAATAAGAAGTCAGTATTCATGCGGTCTGTAGCCGACACTGGCCGACACTCACCGTCATTGGAACGGGTTCAATCCCCGTCGTCCACCCCATTTAACTCGTTATAAATCAATGACTTAAAAATAAATTACCCTTAAAACAGCCTATATGGTCGGTGAATGGTCGGTGGCGCTAAATTTACGCTTTGCCTTTTACCTTCTCATAACCCCTAATTCCAGACATGCCTAACATGCCTAAAAGCACAGGGTAAAGTAGGTCAGATTGTATCTCTGGAACGGGTAACCAGATGCCCAAGAAGGGGCTTAAAATGACGTTATAAGCTAATCCAACCCAACAGCAATGCCCTATCATGGGCCGCCAAGAACGCTGTAAAAAACTGCCATTAGCTTCGATTTTTGCCAGTTCTATTTGTTGTAGCATAATTTCTTGATGCTGTTTTTCACTTATGGTGGCTATTTCATGCGCTAACCGATTAGCCTCATCTGCTGATGGAATGAATTTCTCTAACAACCCAGTGACAGGCGCAATTAATTGTTCAAGCATTTTTATTCCTTTTCATTATCAATCTATCCACAAAAGTGAACTAAACCCAACGCTGAAAAACACAATAGTAAAAATCAAAGCCTTCCATTCTTCTTTATCTTTATAATCGAAATTACTCATTCAAAAATTACCGTCTCTTCTGGGTCTACCCACTTCGTAACGCAATACGCAGTAACAGGCAGGTATTCATTGAACCTAATTTGCTTTGCTATTAACTCACTAAAATAAATGCATCGGTTTAGATCACGAAAGAAAGCATACTCCTCGGCAGACTCCACGTAGTTATTACTAATTGTCTGAATCATCAGTACAAATACAAGAGTCTTCACTTTATAACTCGTGTTGAATTGTCTACCCAAGTCACCTTGCAGATACAGTCAACTACTTCATATTTTCGTTGGGGTCTAGCTAACTCCTGACACATATAAACACAAGCTTGTTTGTTAACGTAATATCTAGTCTTGCTCTCATCAACTTCTCCATTGATAAAGAAGATCAAAGCAAAAACCATTCTCACTGTTTAGCCAGCAGAGCCTGTACCAACGCAGAGATTTGATCGTTAGTCTTTTCTTGAATCTTTTCCTGTCTTGCAAGCGAGTCGATTATTGCTGACACTTTTTCGTCAGTAACAGCTTGTTTAACGCCAGTTTCTTGTGCCTGTTTTGCTGTCTCTTTTACTATCACTGCAATACGCTTGACTTCCTTGCTAGTAGACTCAGCATTAGCCTGTGCAGCACCATACGAAATAGCACCAACAAACAACGACACCACCAACGGCAATGCGTAAGTGGGGATTACCAAACCTTTCTCTGACATGTTTTGCTCCTGTTAATAACACCAGAGGACAGCCTTGTCGCTGTCTCTCATATCGACATGTACAAACGCCTTACTCACGCCTATACCGTTAAAGCCCATTGCGCACGCTTGCTTTACAATCTGCATTCGCTGTCTACCACCGTTGACATAAATATCGCAGGCCAACCCTTGCGCGTGCGTTCCAGGCATTTTTTTTATTTTTTCTAAACTATGATTAGGACTTCTGTAACCGCTAGTTACGTAAAAAGGAAATCCACACTTTTCGCGCAATTGGTCTAGACGGTGAATAAACTCCTCTGACATTTCGTTTTGGCCCGTCTCTTGACAGTCAAAGTCTTCTATTTTGAAGTACCTAAACTTGCTCATGTTAAAGCCACTTCGCTGCAGCAATAGCGGCTATGACAAAGGGGTACATTGCCATAATCATTTTATCCATTCGATCAAACCTTGCCTTGCCCTCATTTAATGCGCGCTGTATACCTTCGTAACGCTCTAAGCACTGCTTCTCATGCATTTCAAGGCGAATAAGAGACTCATTAACTTCTGGCATCAGTATTTCCCCTTCCAGACTCGAAATGCGTCAAATTCGCCTGACAGCATCTTCTTGTGAATAAGGTCTTTCTTGGCCTCGTTATCAGACCAGCTTACTCCGGCCTCTTTCATCCATTGAGCAACCAAGTGAACAGGTATTCTGCCAACAAGACGATTTTCTCCTGTCATGCCAACGCCCTGCTTTCGCATTTCCTTAACCTCGTCAAGATAGACGTTGTTGTCATACTGTTTGTGAATTTCGATTCCCTTTTCTGTAGGGATAATCTTTTCTTTAATCAGCATTACTTTTTCCTTTTCTTTTTAGCTGGTGCTTTTTTTGCCCTTGCAGCAGCAGCCTTGCCTGCCTTGGTATAAGCGTACTTTTTACCGTTTACTATTGGCATTTTTTATTACCTCTTTGCAGTTTTAGCAGCCTTTTTAAAGGCCGATTTAGTGGGCGCACCCTTAGTGCCTGGCTTGCGCATCTTTTCTACCTTCTTTCCGGCAGCTTTTTGTTTTTCAATACGTTTACGCTTTGCATGAATATTTGCATAAAGGCCCTTAGCCATCGGTTATTTCCTTTTGCTTTTCGCCCCACTGCACTTCCAGCGTTTGCGAGATAAATTATTTGGGGTATTGGGGTCGGACTGCTTGCTCTTATCAAGACGTTTCTTGATACCTAGTGATCGAGCGCAGTAGCTGTCACCTTTACTTGTACCTGGCTTGACTCTAGCGCCACCGCCTCTTGCTTTACCGGCTTGTCCATAACTAACCTTTTTGCCAGATGCTGTAACTTTTACTTTTGCTTTACCTTTGCGCGGTGTTGCCATATCTACTCCAATAAAAAACCCCACCCCCTTGCGAGGGTGAGGCTCAATTACAACAATTAAGAAGTAGTTAAATCACAGATGATGCCTGACGCTGCTTCGTTCTTAGAAACAAGAGTCAATTCTGTAACTACCTGGCGAGTAGTGTTGTCGCCAGACTTAGCTAATTCTACGTTCTTAGTTGGACGCAATACAGCTACGTTCCACATGTCGTTCTGACAAATGAATACGTCACGGCTACGGATCAAGCGGCTTGGCTGAAATTCAACCGTTCCCCAAGGCGTAACATATACGTCTAACGACTTAACAACTTTGCTGTCACCAGCCTGTACAGTTGAACGCTGGTTGTTGTTACCAGTAAAGCCAAGAGCCTTGTTCATCTGAAACGGAGATAGGTAAACAGTGTCTGGCTTTCCACCGGCAGTCCAAATATCTTCCATAACATCATCAAAGATAGCTTGGGTTAGCGCTCGTGGAGTACCGTCGTCAGTTCTAGCATCAGAACCGTCACCAGTAGGAGCAGCACCAGAGTTGCCAGAAGCAAAACTGTCGTTAGTCGTCATCCAAGTTGGAACACCGGCTAACTCACGCGCAGTAGTAGCATTACCAGCTACCTTAGCGTTGTTGGCGAATAGAGATAATTCTATATCGAGCTTTTGCTCTTTAGCGACCTTAACGACTTGGTACGCCATTTCTGAAGCCTTTCCTGCTTTGTTCAGACCAGCGTCTGTGTCAGGAATTACTACAGAGTTCTTAAAGATTTGACTGTAGTTACCTAGGCGGCTAGTAGCTGTACGTGCTTCAGCAGTTGTTGCATCACCTTCAATGTGAGCGTTGGCTCCTGCTGCGCGTAAAGCATCGGTCTGCCACTCATGCAGAGTGTTGCTTGCTTTGGTCTTCTTACATGCTGAGTAAAAAGGAGTCTCTTCGGGTGATACGTTTTCAATTACACCAGAGAGGTCTTCGCGGATGGAATTAGCCCCATCATAGCTGTCAAAAGTATTACTTGGCTGTGCCATTTTTATTTCCTCAAATCAAGTTAAATTAGCCCAATAACAATGCAACCGCATCATCAATTGAGCCGCTGTTTCTAAGTCGTTTCTGTTTAGTCCGAAGCTCTTTCTGCGATGAATTTACTTTTTTCGACCCTGCTTTTAATGGCTGCGTTCTCTTTTTCTGAGATGCCTTCTCAACGGCCTTGGATTTATTGGCAACTATTTCGCGATACCGTCTGGCATCATCCAGAACGCGTATAGCACGATGATCAACTATTGCCGAAATTTCTTGCGGCGAATAACCGTACTCATTACCCACATTCAACATCTGCTCACGCATAACCTTACCCTTATCTGGGTCTTTTAGGTCTGGCATGATCTCTAGGAGTTTAGACATTTCTTGTGAACGATGAGCTTCAAGTGCTAGATTCTGTGCGTGTACCTGTTCCTGTTGCACCCGTTGCATTTGTTGCATCTCTTGCTGATAGGCCGACATGTCATTTTCATACCGCGCATTTGCTTCAACATACCCGATTGGATCGGTGTCTAACATTGCAAGGTCTGGCTTGACAGGTTGACGAGCAGCGCCACCATTTTGCAGTTGCTGATAAAGTTCAGTCACCTGCTGACGAGATTCTAAAAGGGCGTTATAAACCTGCTCGGCCTGCTTGCGCATTTGAGCATTTTCTTGCATCCCTTTTTGGACATACTGTTGACCCGAAAATCCTTGCTTGAGTTCGTCGAGGGTTACAGCCCGTTCCTCACCATCAATCTTGACAGTGTAGGACTGCTCCTCCTGAACGGCGTCGATTTCTTCGTCATCGTCCTCGGTAATGTCGTCTTGTTCGTCTTCATCTTGCGAGGCCTCTAGCTCTGGCTCATCGTCTACTTCAGTCTCTTCAGATTCGACCTCTTGGGTCTCCTCTTCTACAACCTCTGCAGCTTCAGTTTCAGTTGGCGTTAGTAGTGCCTCTGCGGCAGATTCAATGCTGCCGTCCATTGTTACTTCAGTCGTTTCCACGGTACTGTTTTCCTTTTGTCATCGACAAGATCGGCCATCTTGATGGAGTTGATCTTGGTCTCGATTGTGTTTAGCGCATCAATTAAATCACGCGCCCGTTGTATCGCCTCGTCGTTACGAGACTGCTCCAGAAAGACGCTTACTGCGTCATCTCTGACATCCTTTAAAAGCTCTTGGAATACGTCATCTTTTTCTAAACGTAGGTATCGTTGAGCTTTTTCTTTATTGTTCAGAATCTACCTCCAGTAACTGCCTGGACAGGTGATTGTGCTGGGTATCTAGGCATCGCCTGCGCTTGTTTAACGCCAGCTACGTCCACATTGGACTGATACTTGCCATAGATCTCAGCAGCCTTGACAAGTAAATCCTGATCCATCTGATCGCGCTCTCTATCATCTTGAGCAAGCGCCTTTTGTGCATCAATTTGTAGTTTTGCCATATCCGTCTGTGCTTTAGACTGCGCCTTCATTTGCTCGGCTTGCAAGTACGCTGCTGCCTGATCCATCGGCTGCTCACCCTGTTGTGCTTGTGCTTGCTGCTGTAGCATCATCTCTGTTTCAGCGTCCATCGGTCTAAAGTAACGGTTTACATTGCGCAGACCGCCCATTGCTAACATGTCCGCAAGGGTGTTTCTAATCTCAGTCATGCCAACTAAGCCGTTAGCGACACCGTAATTAGTAAAAATTTGAACCTGCATGTCTAGGGCTTGCTGTAGGGCTGCTAGGCGCTCACCTTCTCTGCCAGTTCCTAAGCCAACATTGACCGTGACATCCATTTCTTTATTCCAAGACCTGGGATCAAAGGGCATGTAGTCATTACCACCGACTGCCATCATTTCCGCTTTGTCGCAGTTCTCAATTGTTAGCTTCAGCATAAGCTTAAATAATTGCGTTACACCGCCTTCAGCTAGGTTCCTAGCCATTACCTCTATTTGACTCGCCGCTCCCTGCACAGTGGCATTAACAGCCGTTGCAGTGGTGTTCTGGAGTGCATTAGGGTCAAGACCGGATGACGCAGCAGATACGCCTGTTTTTTGATCAATTTGAGCATCAAAATACTCAACAGCAGAAAGTGTTTGCCCTGCGACAAATGGAACGGTCAAAGGCGTAACTGAGCCTCCGGCTTTTGTTCTTACAACACCGCCAATCTCGTTATTAAGGAAGTCATCTACATTGACCATGCCCTCAACAATCTCAGTGCGAGGGTTATTGGTTAGTGCCACGTTATCGAGGACGCCACGGAGCATTGCTGTTGCTGCGTCTTGTTCCGAAAAGAGAATATCTGCAAGAGAGTTACCGACCCACGTATGCGGTTCCGGATCATGCTGAAACACGGCAAACGGTAGGTCACCCCACGGCTCATAATCAAGCAACTCATCACTTCCACCACCAAGCAGTATCTTGTGCATGACAGGTACGCCAGTGCCGTCAACGTCAATCTTCATGTAGACCTCAGACACAATAACCTTATGCATTGTGGGGTCTAAAGGCTGCTCATCATCATCTAAACTAAAGTTTTGACGCTCAAATCGCTCCTCGTCTGAAAAGTTATCAGTGTCGTTGCCCGTTAATTCAGACACGACATCAAAGTCATAACCCATAGCAACCAGGTCACCTACTCGCATCTCTCGCTTATGCACAACAGCATAGGCATCGTCTAAATTAGTGGCCTCTGAAGATATAAAGAAC